TTATAGGTTTTTACAGAATGCTGTCTTCCTCTACTGGTTCGTTGTCCAGAGATACCCCATTTGTCGCCTCTTTCTCCGTTTTCTTGTTTCCGAAAAAACCTGATTCTTCAAGTAATTCATTGATTGCGGCAAATAAATCTAAAGTTGAATGTCCTTCATCAACATAGCGCCCAAAAGCAGCAACAATATCACTTTCAGATACATTGCTTGTTTGATTAGCGCCTTGCAATACAATTAACAATTTATTTGTCGCCGGGATTTTCGCTTCTCCCTGACCTTTCAAGAACAAACCAACAATTGATTCATCCAAGCGTTTTTCAATTGAGAGAATTGAGTTTCCGTCTAAGCGCAGTTGCAGATTCAATCCACAAAATTCAAATTGTTTTGTGTTAGGCATTTTTACGATATTTCCTTTTGTCATTTTTGTTTCTCCAATTTCTATATTTATAAAAAATAAAAAGGCTAGCCACTTTGACTAACCTTTAATTGCTAAATTATTGACCACTGCCAGCTGGTGCTGGTGTAAAGTCAGGGCCTGCTGATACAACCACTACTAAGTTAAATCCAAGTGCTTGGTTGACTTCAACACCATCAAATTTATAAGAAGGCTGACCAGTAAAGTCAACTTTCATACCATCAGGATAAGTCACTGTCCAATCTACTGACTTACCAGCTTTTACCAATGTATCGACATCTTTGAAGTTGTCTCCTTGATAAATGATTGCGAATTCCAAATTATCTGAATCCTGAATCCCTGCAATATATGCTTTCTTAGCTGAACCTAAGTGAGTAACATCTACTTTTTCAGGATCAGATCCCATTGCTGGAATAGATTTTACCGCTGCGACGGGTTTTGAAGTTGCGCCATCTTTATAAGAAAGGACTGTATCTTTTGAAAGTAATCCTGCTACTGTTGCCATGTTTATTTCCTCCTATTTCGAATAAACGTATTTTGTTTTGTTATCCACGATTGCGGATAGTTCAATAATGACACGCTTTAAATCTGCTGTGTTAGCGTCTCTTTGTGTGCCTGTAAAACCAATATCACCAAATTGTTCGATAATATTATTAACGATAGTGGTCAAACTACTTTTAGAATATAATTCAATTGTGATTGACCACTTTGTTTGAAGTTCCTCGCCACTTCCATCTACAAAATGTGGGTTGTTAACCGTTCTGTAGATAGCTGTAGGAAAGTCATTCCATGTTGACGGATAATCAGTCGCTACTTTTTTAATCTCAGATATCCCACTTAAAACGGAAACAGTAGCAACTTTAATATTTACTTTTTCCATTATTTAAGCTCCCTCAATTTCTTTTGGACATGCTCTTTGTATATCTCAGGCATTTGCGGAAGAATTTCTTTCAATGATGGATATAAGAAAGGTCTTGCTGGTTGACCACTTGTGATGTAAAATTCTTTACCTTGAATGGTAATCTTAGGCATGCCATAGATTTCATTCAAATCAATTCCAACTTCCTCAGCTGGAATAAACCAACGAGTTTGAGTATAAACTGGGTTAACACCTTCTGGTAAATCTTTAGAACTTGCTTGACCATTTGGACCAGTACCAAACTCACGATAAATGGATTGAGCTTTATCCGACCAGACACGCCCAACTATTTTACCTTCCGCATCTTCTACAACCTCAGTCTTTAAACTTCCAAGTAGTTCTCCAGAACTGAATTTCATACTAGAAGCCAGTCTTAATTCTGCTGCAGAACGAACCAACTCAGTGATTTCGTAAGTCGCATCATTCACAGCATCATTTAAGATTTTAGGCATCG